TACCCTACGCTGATCTTACTCAAGAGACTGTTCTTGGGTGGGTGTACGACTCAGTAGACAAAGACGCTACTGAAGCAAGCCTGCAAGCTAACATTGATTTGCAGGTCAACCCTGTCACTGCTGCGGGAGTCCCGTGGTAACTTAGGAGAAAATCTAATGAGCAAAGACAACAAGCCTCAGATGATTACGATAAACGATGTTGAACACGACACAGCTACATTCACTGAAGAGCAGATTGCTATGACTAATCACTGTCTCGATCTGGACAGGAAGATTAGCAACATGAACTTCCAACTTCAGCAACTGCAAGTGGGGAAAGATTCTTTCTTGAAGATGCTTACTGAGTCTTTAGAGACTGTTGAGATTGTAGAAGAGTAGACGGAGTAGATAATGGAAGACCGATTAAGCAGAGTAGAGAAGAAGATCGATACACTCCAAGAAGCTATCGTGTCGTTGGCGCGTGTTGAAGAAAGACTTGTCACTGTGTTTAATCGGCAGTCCCATATAGAGACTAAAGTAGACGCTATAGAGAATAAGATGGACACCTTATCTGAGAACATGGCTAGTGCAAGAATACTAGAGCGGCTGATCTGGGTAGTTATTGTTGCAGGCATAGGCGCTGTCTTTACATACATAGGAAACTAGGATGACATATTTAGAACTAGTAAATGGTGTTCTACGTAGGCTACGAGAGAATGAAGTAGACACTGTTGCTGAAACAAGCTACTCAGTGTTGATTGGTGACTTCGTTAATGACGCTAAGCAGCTAGTAGAGGACTCACACAGTTGGTCTGCACTACGCACAGCCATTGACATCAGTACAGTTTCGGGTACGTCTGTGTACGCTCTAACAGGAGCAGGACAGGACGTAGAAGTTAGAGAGGCAATGAACACATCTAGTAACGGACGACTGAATACACAGAATCGTAGTTACATGAATAAATATTACAGGATTAACACTCCCCTGTCTGGTACGCCTAATGAGTTTGCGTTTAACGGCACAGACGATAATGGAGACATTACAGTTCAGGTTTATCCATTACCGAATGGTATTTATAATCTTTACTTTGACGCTTTTGTACGTCAACCAGACCTGACTGAAGATGCAACAAGACTGAGAGTACCCTACAACCCTGTACTACAACTGGCTTTGGCTATGGCGCTGCGTGAACGTGGTGAGACAGGTGGGCAATCAGCAGCTGAGCAGTTTGCTATTGCTGACGCTGTACTGTCTGATGCTGTTGCTTTTGATGCCAACAAGTACGAAGAAGATACATTATTCACGGCAGTATAGGAGCTTAAATGGCACAACAATTACAAAGCATCACTATCACTGCTCCGGGCTTTGCAGGCATCAATACACAAGATGCACCGTTGGCGCAAGAGCCTAGCTTTGCTGCTGTAGCGGATAACTGCGTCATTGACAAAGAAGGCAGGATAGCGTCACGTAAAGGCTATAACGTCTTAAACACCAACGATGTACTTGGTACGTCTGACGGCATTGAGTCTATGGGTGAGTTTGTTGCATCCGATGGCGATGTGACGTTCTTGTCGGCAGGTAACAACAAGCTCTTCACTGGAACAACTACACTGACTGACGTTACTCCTGCGGCGTACACTGTCTTAGCTAACAATTGGAAGTTTGTCCCCTTTAACAATCATATGTACGTGTTTCAGCGTGGACAAGAACCTCTGGTGTACTCAGACAGCACAGGGACGCTAGTGAAGATGTCTGCTGACGCTGCCATTACAGGCACACCACCACAAGGACACGAATGCCTAGCAGCGTTTGGTCGACTGTGGGTGGCAGACTTTACAGCTAATAAGTCAACAATCTATTGGTCAGACCTACTGAACGGCTCAGGTTGGTCAGGAGGCTCTTCAGGCTCGATTGATCTTACTAAGGTGTGGCCTACAGGGTATGACACTATCGTTGCTCTATCGGCTCACAACGGCTTCCTAGTCATCTTTGGACGTAACTCTATTGTTATCTACTCTGGTGCGGATAGCCCTGCTAACATGACGTTATCAGACACCATTTCTAACGTAGGTTGTGTCAGTAGAGACTCGGTAGTCAGCACTGGTAAGGACTTGATCTTCTTAGATGACTCAGGCTTACGTAGCTTAGCCAGAACAATACAAGAGAAGTCAGCCCCTATTGGAGACATATCGAAGAATGTAAATAATGACATTAAATCTTTGTTTGCAGCAGAGACTGGGAACATTAAGATGCACTACTCTCCTCGTGAGGCGTTTGTGTTGCTTAACTTTCCTGTTCTTGGGGTTGTTTACGCATTTGATACACGTTTTCCACTACAAGACGGCAGCTACAGAGCTACAACATGGTCACACATGAGTCCTTTGTGCTTTACCAGTACGTCAACAGACAAGCTGTACATAGGCGTATCTTCCGGTGTTGCTGAGTACACAGGTTTTAAAGACAACAACACAAGTTACTTGCTCAGCTACTTTAGTCACCCACTTAGCTTTGGTGACACATCTAAGCTCAAGTTCTTGAAGAAGATTAACTTAACTACCTTTGACGGTGCTGAAGCTATAGTTGCATTGAGTTGGGCTTATGACTACGGAAGCAACTACAGAAAACAAGCCTATACGCTACCTAAGTCTAACGTAGGTCAGTATAACATCTCAGAATTTAACACAGAGGCTGAGTATTCATCGTCTATTGCGCTTATCAACCGTCAGAAGATTAATACTAGCGGACAAGGCACTGTAGTTTCTGTAGGTGTTGAAACATCTGTAGATGGTAACTCTATAGCTATACAAGAGTTAAACATTCACGCATTACTAGGAAGGATTGTCTAATGAGTAACTATACCAAGCTAACTAACTTTGCAGCTAAAGACGCCCTTGTTAGTGGCAACCCTGCTAAGGTTATTAAAGGTTCAGAGGTTGGTGCAGAGTTTGATGCCATTGCTGTTGCGGTGAATAGCAAGTCAAACAAGGCATCGCCAGTGTTTACAGGTACGCTCACTGCTGAGAACATTACAGCTACAGGTACGATTAGCCTGTCTACTATTGACGGTGGTACGTACTAATGACCGTGACAGAGGCTAAGCAGACGTTAATGCTTGAGCTAGTCAGGGCTACAGCAGGTAACTATAACGTAGAGGAGTTGCTAGAGCTGTACTACTTTATGATCGAACCTGAAGAAGATATAAAGCCTACACTAACGGTTTTGAAAAGAGGGGAGTAGAATGAGTCACTTTTCTACATCTTTTATTGCAGAAGCAGTAGATAAAGGTTGGAAACTACAACAAGAACTGGTATACTATTCAGACCTTCTTGGCAAGACAATAGTTGTGCCTAAAGGTTACTTTACAGACCTAGCCAGTGTACCGCAGATTATGCAGGTTATCGTACCTGTCGCTAATGCTAAGAATAGGAAAGCTGCTGTTGTTCATGATTACTTATGTACACACGGTGTAGAGTTAGAGATTGTAGCAGACCAGAAGCAAGCTGACAAGGTGTTTAGAGAAGCATTACGTGTTTTAGGTTTGGGACGGGTTAGATCAGGTGCGCTGTACTACCCAGTTAGGACATTTCAATGGATAACAGGATGGTTCAAATGAAGACATTACTAGTAACGCTAGCAGCGCTGACACTAGCCAGTTGCACACAGTTAAACAGCCTTGAAATTACACCAGACGACAACGCTATGGCGTGTCTTAGGGGCAACACGAACGCTGCCGGAGCTGTGCTTGGGGCTAATGTTTCAGGAATCACCGTTGAGCTTCCCGCCCAAGTCGACACTTCAGGATGGACGGCTGACGATTGGAAGACATTAGCAGAGCTTTGCGACTAAGGAATTACTATGGGTGTGTTTTCTGACATTAATGATCCAATGGCTGACATATATGGTCAAAGCGAAACGCTTGGCGGTATTGCATCTTATTTGCCCGGACAAAACTTTGCTTTTGATAGAGATGTCATTACAGGAATGCTTGACACTCTTGTTGCTCAAGGCACGTCTGACATAGGCGGTATGTTAGGTTTAGAAGGTCGTATTGAAGCAGGAATGAAAGCCCTTAGCGATTTAATAGGGTTTGACGCTACACAAGCTACGCCTGAGCAGATACAAGAAGCACTAAACAACGTTAATGACCCTACAGCAGGTTTGATTAACTTAACTGTCGGTAGTAATCAGCCATTTGTTGACGTACCAACAGCAGCTGACGCAGCAGCTCAGGCAGCTGAAGCAGCGCTAAGCAATGTCTCAGCAGAAGGCGGCTTCTCAGAAGCAGAGGCTAACGAAGTTTATGACTTAATCAAGAACGGCACTGTAACGCCTGCTGAGGTGTCTAGCGTCTTTAATGTCCCTGAAGGCATCATAAACGCAGCTTTAGAGACTATTAACGCTGAACGAGCCGCTGCTGCCACTGTAGACACTCTAGAAGGCTCTACAAGCTCGTTAGAGAGCGATGCAGACTTAATAGGTACGGTAGACACTATTGGTGATTCAGTTGCTTCAGGAGGCTCTACAGCAGGCTCAGCAACAGATGTCATTAACACTGACGCTGAACATCCGTGGCTCTACGAAGGTAATGGAGTGTTGCGTAATGTCTTTACTGGTGAAGTTGAAACAAACCAAAGCGGCACTGAGAATCTTGTTGTGGGTGAGACGTACAGCTCAGGCACTCCGACAGAGGCAACAACAAGAAGCAATGACACAACAGACTCAGGAAACATCAACGTCATACTTACTCCTAACGGTTCTGGCGATACTACGTCTACTGTCATTGACGCTGCTAGTAGTGGGTCTGCCAATACTGCTGTTGTGGATGCTAGTGGAGGACTTGTTACTGGAACTGACACGTTAACTAGCGGTACTGACGGAACTAATGGCACTGACGGCACTAACGGTACTAATGGCACTGACGGTATTAACGGTACTAATGGCACTGACGGTACTGACGGTACTGATGGTGCTACAGGGGCTACAGGCGCTACAGGTGCTAGTG